GCTTTTTCTCTAACATCCTGATTAGTGAAGACATTCCAGGCGTGTTTCAACGTCGGGCCAAATAGTTTCATTCTCACCTCCTTTCCCAAACTTAATTAACTGTTATCCCCACCCATTGAAATAAGCGAGAACAACAAAAATAGCAATAACAACCATAGCTACAGTATTTAGAGTAGTTGCCCATTTAGGATCCATCACTCGAACGCCTCCAGATGTTACTTAACTCGGTATTCCATTTCGGTAAGACCACCCCAAACAGGATCACTAGGATCAATGTCTTCCTTTGTAACTTTAAAACCTAACTTCTCATAAATATGACGAGCATCAGGTGAATTACCAGGAACTTCAAGAGTAATTTTCTTGACGCCTTCTTTCCGCCCAACATCCATGGCTGCTTTCATTGCTGCTGTAGCATAGCCTTTTCCTCGAGCAGATTTGTCGATGTCAATCCAATTCAAATACAACTCATCATTACTCTTTTTCCACATAGAGAAATTCCCAATTTTTTTACCTGATTTATCTGAGATATTAAGAGAAGCTCCATGTTCAATTGCTTGTCTATAATTACTACTCATCCGAGCTAAGATTTTTGATCCTACACCAGGTTTTCTTTTCGTCAATACTAATACATCACCATTTTTAGTTTTTCGAACAAGTTTATCTGGTCCTATACCCGTTGACTTACTTGTAGTTTGTTCTCTACGAACGCCCCATCTCATTCCTTTGATACCATGATGCACGAGCTCAGCAGGCGTTCCTGGCTTTTCCGTAGGAATCACTCAAACGCCTCCTTATTTACTTTGTAGGCAATCCAAGCATCCATAAGTGCCGCAACATTGTCAATCTTCTCGTCTTGACGCTTCTTCAATAGCTTTCGATTACCGTTGGTATCTTCCAAAGTAATCGCATTACCCATAGCAAAAGACATGAGAGATTGATCGAAAATAAGAAGACGTTCTTCAGCCATAATCTTAATTTCGCCCAAAGGAACTGACTCAGTCTTAGCTCCCTGAATTACCTTCTCGATACCGAATGGTCCATTCTCCGCTTCCCAACGGGTGACAAATTCTTTGGCGTTGTATGGATCGTAACCCAAAGCTCGAACATCGTATTCCGATGTCAAGATGAACTGATCCAAATCTTCATAAACTTGCATCATGTCCAAAATATTTCCAGGCATGACATGAAGACTTCCTTCATTGATGAACTCTTCATACTTCTGGCGCATAGCAGCGGGAAGTCTCATCAATGTAAGTTCCGTGATATAACTCCGAGTCTTTACTCCGTATTTCTCATGACCCAACGGAAATAGGAATGTGAACGCACAGAAGTCATCACCTTGTGAAAGGTCTGCACCGAGAGCACACGGCATCTGCCAGAATTCTCGAAGACGATGAGGAAGGGTCTCTTCATACGTGAAGAAGTATGTATAACCCTCCATTGGGATTCCGAAGCGCTTTGCGAGGATATCATTTCGAGACGCTGGTGCCTTTTCGGCCCGTTCCACATCAAGCTGATACGTTTCATATGACACCGTCAATCCCAAATTAGGATTTGCTTTCAGCCACATGGCTGGATCAGCAACTTCTTCAATCTCGTCGAGTTTGTAATGCCAAATAGAAACGTGTGGTGCGTAGTATTCGCCCTTGAGAATATCGGCAAGTTCCATTTTAATGGTATCACCGGAACCTGCTCTGACAGTTCCCTCAGAGCTAATAGCTACAATTAAGTAATCTTCCAATTTTGAAGCGCCCTGTTCTACAGCACCAACTACGTCTTCTCGAAGATCACCCGACAACCATTCATCGATTGTGGAAATCTTTGGACGAAGACCCTGTAGTTTGTTAATGGCCATTGGACGAACTTCGAGTAGAGAACCAGTAAGAAAATTCTCAATGCCCTTTTTCGTAGCTGCCAACTTTACTCGATTAGCCCTTGAGCCGGTTGTATTCTGAAGAGATCCTTCTGTCAGGAACTTGAACAGTGGCCCGCGTGCGCGCGTGATGGCAGTACGACACGGAGACATAACCTCATCGGCCTGTTTCATCGTTGGTGCTGTGGTAACTTGATGCGTTGTCGACGTATCAACATTCAAAAAATAGCTTTGAATGACAGACGCATACATCGACTTGGCTGCCCCACGAGCAACTATCAGATATTGCTTAAGGGTAAGACGTTTTTTGATCAGGCGCTTTTCATAATGACCACCATGATTCTCTTTCGTAGGAACATATACGCTACGCTCGACAAAGTAATACCAACCGAAGATCTGTTCTGCCCATAGCTTGAACGTCTCGAGCAAATATAGATCTGAACCATCGGTCAGAGTCAACTCGCCTTCGCAATAACGGATAAATCCCTCAACAGCTTGGTCGTCATAATAAATATGGGGGTTAGCAATGAGCGAATCTATTCGATTCATCTCCTGAGAAATCTCACGATTGACCGGGATCTCTCCACGGAGAACTGCCTCACGAAACCGACCATAGTAGACCGGTGTCGCAGTATTCGACAGACTCATTACTAACCCCCTTTCTTAAGCGGCCGCAACAGCACCGACCTTAACTAGACGCCTAGTCAAATGCTTCTTGACTTGATGTGAAGCAACATCATTTGCAACAGTTGAAGCCGCAGTCTTCCCTGATTGACCGAGAAGATTTGCGACAAACTTCGCTGCAAAGTTTTTATTTTGATAATTCAGTCGCTTCACATTTGCTTCCAGATTCAATCGCTTCTGGTAGTCTACAAGCTCTTGATCTGAAAGAGACTTAAGGCCACTGGCCTTACCCTTCTGGCCAATTACGCGCGCGCGTACGGCATCAGAATGTGCGGGATGTCCTTCACCACCCGAAGTCTTGATCTTTCTTCGAGTATCTCTAATGATAACTTCTTGTGGGCCGACAGTAGCCTTGCGCCGAACACCCCACTTCATTCCCTTGACGCCATGATGCGCAAGAAGATTGCCTACGACTTCGAGGGTGTCCATTACTACCCCTACTTCTTCTTGCCGGACTTGGCCTTTGACTTCTCTTCCGTTTTCGAACTAGGAACATGGCCGAGTCGGATCTGTCTTTCTCGAACAGCGTCGGCCTTTTCCTTATCCTTACGTTGGCGCTCCTCCAACGAACTTTCTCTTTCCACCTCTCACCTCCACAACAGTCCCTTCGTGGATGTCTTCGATCCAGTAGTCCGGTGGGTTAGGATCAACCCAATCAGTTTCTTCCCGATGAATGTTCAGACGCCATTCGAGTTCCTGAATCTGCCTCTCAGACGCCGAAATTAGATACGAAGTCTGGGGCGGATCGAAGAGCATACGAACACGGAGAAATACGTATGACTTGACTGAGTTCCACTGGAAATCAACATCGACATCAATAAAATCAGTCCAGAGAGCTGTATCATCTTCGATGATGAAACCTTCAGCTGGACCAACTCCGAGTTGGGTGAGAGTAGAAAACGCGGAATTGATATGCGTGATAATATCAAGATCAAATACGGTATAATCTTCGGCAATTCCCAGAATCTTTTTTGTACTTTTAAGAATACTCTGTTCCATGATCTACTTCACCTATCTTTCACTAATTACTTAGATGCTGACTTGGGAACCTTTGGAATCGGTCCACCATCATACTTCTTGCCAGATTTCTTGTCATCGTCCTTCTTATCTTCAGTCTTTTCGTCGTCAGCCATATCAGCTCCTTTACTCGACGGTGATCGTGCCGTAGTCGATCAGTGAGCCAGCCAGATCTCGGACCTCGACGTAACTCTCGCCGGAGAAATCTTCCGGATAGGTAAGCACCGCGAAACCATCATTCGGCATCACAGCAGTGTTGGACCAATCACCATCCTGGCCCTGTGCAAAGACCTGAACTGCCTCAACAGTGCCATGCATGGGTGTGGGCTCCGGCCTTCCCTCAAAGGGAGGCAGATTGCCGAGCAGAAACTCCATCAACTTCTCGAGCTTTTCCGGCGGAATCCCTTCGATCAGATCCGGCGGAGGATCCGGAAGCACGATCGGATGCTCAGGATGCGGCTGCGGCTCCGGCAATGAGTTGTCGACATACGGAGGAAGATAGATCGGATGCTCAGGCTTCGGCTGATCACCAGGAAGCCCGTGATCTGGATACTCTCCACCAGGGGAAATCGGATGCTCAGGATGCGGTCCACCACCCGGAGCAATCGGATGTGCTGGGAATCCCGGCGGCTTCTCTTCCGGCGGCGGCTCAACCGGTGGATTACCCGTATCCCAAGAGATCTCGACAGCCGTACGAGTAGTGTTAACCTCTACGGACATGTATTCCTCCCTATTCTTTTACTCGAACGAAAACAATATTGGCATCAGACTTACTTCGTGTACGATCCATAACTTGGCCACCGTTTGACTGATTATCCAGCGACGTATTACCTTCGATTGCTTCAAATGTGCCACGTCCATCAGGTGGAGTTTTCACAATTCCTACATGATCGAATACTCCATCCCAACTCCAATCGTAAACTACTAGATCACCAGGTTTTGGTGAACTAGTAATCGACAATCCATTCTTACCAAGCTGGGCATCAGAAACAATATACGGACAATATGCGTAATTTACACCTCGCTTGAATGATGGTACTGGCTTGCCACCATTTACATCACACCAAGTCACAAACATTGCGCACCAAGGCCCAATCATCCCATACCAATCAGTATACTTACACTGATTCGAATGAGCTGGTGATTCTTTGATTCCGATTTGTGTCTTGGCTTTAGAAAGACGTGCTTGGGCAGAACTCGAACCACCACTACTCGGTTCTTTGCCCCCAAAACGATTAAATGCTGCATTAATCAACTCAACAGAATGCGCATCCATTCCATATTCACCAGCATGAGGTAAACCTTCGGGAATTAACGCCGAACGCATTGCATTAAACGTTTCTTTCCCAATGTTACCTGTAGCTTGAATTTTCATCTGTCGCTGGAAACCTGCAACTCCAGATTCTACGACATTTCCACCTTTGCCGTGAGAAAACCCATTCGAAAAGGCTTGATCAAAAGTTTGCCATTCCCAACGACCAAGACGACTGATAGTGCGTTTGTATGCTTCTACATCCGAGCCATCTACTGAATTTGGTCTTGAAGGATCATCAGGAGGATAAAGAGGTCTCGGAAAACCTAGTACTGCCACCATTGGACCGCCAGGATAAGCATGCTCATAGTCCCACAATTAGTCCTCCTTACCGCTAAATTTAGCGCGTATGATATAACCGGTTATAACGCCGACTACAAACGAGGGTGGCGAAACAATGATAAGATCCCAATAAGTAAAACCGAGAAACATCATTTCTCCACATCTCGTTCGCGCTGTTCTTCACGACCCTCCATCTTCGCTAATCGTTCACGCAGCTTTGATGTTGCGAGAGCCAAATAGATTATCCCCAGGATCTCAAGACTATTGATTGTGATCAAAGCCTCATCGGGGATTGTCGTAACGCCCAATAACCCCCTTCCCAGGTCCTGTAGTAATTCACCAAAGTGTTGTATCACCTGACTTCCTTTCCACCGGACCTCGTGGAAGTAGAGTTATATCACCATAGTGAATGGCATTGTGCGTTTGGAGTGATGTTGATATGAGATAATTTATGTCAAGAAGTTCATATCCACCATGCGAAATATCCTTTGGTAATAGCGGATTCATATGATGAACGATCAGTCCTGAATAAATGTCATAACCAGGAACACCTAGATCACAGCCATTATCACGAAGAATAACTCGCTCTCGAGCATCCTTCCACTCTCGAGACTTGTAAAAACGCTGATTCATCCATCTATCGAAACCAAAAGTTCCTTCACCTAATATTCCTTGCAGACGCAAGTATTCATATCGTTCTTCAAAGGTTTCGAGCCGACGAAGCTCCCTATATGTTCTAATCCTCGACATCAGTATCTGGAGCTGGCAAATCGCCGGAATATGTCCGCATTGCTTGAAGAGCTTCCATATACAACTCTTCCACACGCTTTTGAGATTCAAGAGCTTCGATCTTCACACGAGTCAATTCGTTTTCGTGCTCAAGTCGCTGTTGTTCTAACCGTTCTCGAGTCGAACCCAGTTTCAAGAAGTGTGTAATGACTTGAGATGAGGCAGATCCGTTACGAATTTGCTTCTCGGCAAGGTCGATAGCTGCAGAAACCATCTCATTCTCG